CGGACCTTGAACTCGGTCTCTTTCTCGTCGATACCAGGCATCGACAGATTAAATTTCCGGACTCTCGATATAAAGTTGTCGGCGCGGTTTCAGCCCTTTTCGGGCCATTATCTCGTCGTGCATGTACCTTACGGTCCTCGTGTTCGGACGCTCTCCGAAGTAGGCGGCCAGACGGTCTGTGATACGTTCGAAAGACACCCCCGATCCGCGGTAATGTCTGATGATAAATATCACGTCCGGATCGAGCCTGAATTTTTTCACACGTCCCATGGTCAAATCACACCCCTCGCGCCGGTGAATTGTAGGTCCGGATGAGACCAACACGCCGCCTCATCTTGCCGGGAAAAACCGATGCTTTCGACGGCTTGTCGTAAGAGTGCGGGTTGTCGTCCTCTATCTCACGGCAAAGATCACAGCAGTCGCCCGCCGCGAGTGACTCGAACATCCGGGTGAACGGTTGGTACCTGGCGCGGGCCGCCGTGTTGTACGAGTCCGCCATCGTCGTCCTGATGTACCCCGAAGCGCGCGCCCTCGGGCTCATGTTGCCGGTGCCGGTGGTCATGTACTTCGAGTGAAGACCCGGATATTTCTCTCGGTGAAAGTAATGCTCGATGTCGTTCCTCAGTGACGGAATACTCTTGCCGGTGGTGAGCGCGTTCGTGACCGTGCTCTTGAGGGACTGCGTCGTGTTCCGGACGATACCGTCGAAGGCGTCGACGACACGGGCGTGATGTGCCGACAGCATCGCCCTGTCCATGGACAGAGTGGTGCCAATGTTCACTTTCACCCTACCCCGTGACGCCTTCTTCAATCGCATCTCCCCGTCCCTCGCGCCCTTCGAGTACGCCTTACCGAGCGGGTCCTCGACCTGGGCCGCGAGGTAGTCCGGCGTGAATATCTCCATCGTCGTGCCGATGTGTCCCATGAGGAAGTCGTGCACCGCAGGATCCACGGGCGTCGGGTTCGGAGGCGGCGCGTCAGCGAACGCGATGGGTACGTTGATGATGGCGCCCTCGTCGACGACGAGCTCGTCGAAGATCGCGAGGATGTGCTCTGCGAGAAAATCGAACTGCCCTGCCATCTGACGTTCTATCCGGCTGCTCATCACGCGGAGGCCGTTGGGGTTGGGTCTCGGCGTGGGTCATCACCCCGTCGCTTCCAGTCCAGTCCCGTCGCCCTTGCCTTCACCAGGTCCTTCGCCAGCACCGTGAGGTCCGGTAGCGTCGGGCGCGTGCCCGCCGGGGCCTTTCGCCGGAGGCTGTCCCGCGAACGGGTCGGGGCCCTGCGGTTGTTCGAGCGGTGGTAATCCCCACATCTCGCGGGCCTCTGTTGCGGGGTCGATTATGCCGGCGTCCACGAGCACCACGATGGTATCGGCGAGCGCCTTCCGGTCGTCCGGGAGGAACGGGTCGTGAACGACCTCGATCTCCGCGTCCTCGTGGATCTTCAGGTTTTGTCGCAGTATCGGGAGAAGCCCATTGTGCCAGAGGTCGTCGTCGAGGACCATCTGCTCGAACAGGATGAAGGGGCTCAGGAGAGTGGCCTGCGTCTCGGACGTCGAGCGGTTCGCGCCCTCGCCCTCGGTGGTGAACTTCGGCACCCTGAGCGCCCGGGTCTTCCGGTTCTGCGTCAGCTCGATCGCCTTCACCAGTTCGGAGATCTGATTGTTCAGCGTGACCGGGGTAAGGTCGACCGAATCGTCGGTGATGATGTTGTTCGCTATCGAGGCGATCGTGGTCCTGCCGGCGGACGTGGTGACGTTGACACGGCCGGCGAGGAGCTCGTCGAGCTTGGCTATCCGCTCTTCGGCGTCGGTCACGCCGTCGTCGGAGTCCATGTCTATGTATCCGTCCTTGTGCATCTCCCAGAGCTTCACCTGACCGTGGAGGAGTCCATGCGCGGCTCTGAGGAGGAGCTGGTAGAGCAGTTCCCAGAGCGTGTCCTCGCGGGCCACCAGGTCGCTCACCTGTTGCGCGAGACCGAACCCGAGAAGGTCCGTGCCGAGCCTCCGCCAGTACGAATGAATGATCACGTCGGGGCCCCACGGCGTCGCTTCCGTGCCGTTGCCGTTCCCGGTGTCATCGCCGGACGACGTGCTGTCCTCGTCCTCGCTGCAGTAGTACCCGACGAGTTTTCCCGTCTCGTTCTTCTTCGGGATGACACCGTTCGGGTCGAGCACCTGGACGTCGAGCTGCCATGGATCCCACAGCTCTACATCCACGTCGTCCTCGTCGGTGATGATGTGCCCGAAGTAGTTGCCGAAGAGGAGCTTGTTCAGCATGACCTCTTGCTCCCAGCGGCTCGCGGAGAATTTCTTGCCGAACTTGTTCAGTGACTTCTCCCACTCTTTCGCTTTGTCGGGGTTCTTGTCCCACGATACCGAGAACGTGATCCGACCGCCGGCGATGAACGTCGCCAGGATGTCAGCCGAATAAAACACCTGGTCGTCGTGCGCCGCCATGTAGAGGTTCGTCTCCGTGTTCGGTGTGACGAACGCGGTGCTCTCCTGAAGGCCTTCCGCAGAACCCGGGCTCGTCGTCCTCCGTGTAGCGAGAGGGACGTCGATGTCGGTCCGCATCATAATAATCGGTCTTTTCCTGTAGGGACGCTCCGCGCCCTCGATAACTTGCTTGCCGGTACCGGTCAATTCGGACACCGACAATAATCATGTTCCGACTCTCGATATAAAGTTGTGGGTGGTTTTGGCTGTTGACGACGACGCAACACCGGGGGTGAAGGCCGGTGTCAATAGATCGGTGAGGTCACTGATTCGAAATCTCTTCGAGCAGTTCCTTTTTGAATTCTTCGAACTTCATATCGACTAATCGTCCGAGTTCCTCAAGAAGATCGTGAAACTTATCTTCAGTAAATCCAACAAGTGGGAGGTCGATATCCGTCCTCGCTTGCCCCGTCCAATATTCGAGGTTTTGACCCGCCCTCGTCTTTAAAAATTCCTCTTCGAGTTTCATATTAATTTATTGAGTGCCATCCTATATGAATCTTATGAATCGGTATCACGATATCCGGCCGATACTGTGACGCATCCGCCTCACTCTCTTCACCGGCCGGATCTTCCCCATCACCGTCGCCCACGCCATCGCGAGCGCGTCCACGGCGTCGTCGTGCATCCCGGCGGCGTGCTGCAGCCGGATGTTCCCGGCGGACGTCTCCACCTCCTGGAACCCGAGGACCTGCTCTTTCATGTCGGTCCAATGGTCCTTATCGAGCGCCGGGTGGTATCGGAGGTCGAGGTCGCTGCGCTCGAACGCGGATCGCAACCACCCCATCATCTGGTTCTTGTTGCCGTATCCTGCAGACTTGAACCGCACCGCCTCGACGGGCGCCTTCAATTCTTTGAACCGGTCGATCATCCCCGCACCGAGGCCCTCGTCCACCGGGATCGCGTCGTACGGGTGAGCCTTGTGCCACTTCATGATCACGCCGACCGTCTCCATGTCGGCGCCGCCGGGCGCGACGTAGCAGCGCGTCCATTTACCACCGCACAGCTCGACTCCCCACGTCAGCGAGCTGGTAGCGCCGGGGTCGATCGCAAGGACCCGAGGACGTCCGGCCGGGTGACTGACGGACGTGAACGCGGCGTCGACATGCCTCGCGTCGTGCTCGCCGATCTTCGGGTTGTGCCATCTGAAGAACCCGTGCTCGGTCCACGCGCAGAACTCGCTGAGGACACGGCGTCTGAAGACGGGGTGGTTCCGCCCGTACTTCAGCTCCATGTATTGGATCCACTCGGGATCCGTCCACGGGCTGTCGTAGGCGTTCACCTGGACGCGGCGCCAGTAGTACGAGCCGTCCGGTTTCCTCAGAGTCCACGCCTGATATAGGTCACTGCCCTTCGACGGATTACCGGGGACTGAGAGCAGGATGACCGCGTGTGGATTACATGAGTCGATCGCTTCGTAGATGTACGCCGGGAGACCACGGGCCTCGTCCGCCACGATGAGAAGGTGCTTGCCGTGGAACCCCTCGAACGGCGACTTGTCCGGTGACTTCTCGGCGCTGTCGCCCGGACGGTATCCTATCATCCGGTGGTCCTCGTCCCACGAACGACAGAGCATCGCCTCCGGCAGAAACTCCCAGCCGAGCTTTTTCTGGATGTGCGCGGCGGCCTTCTTCGACTTGCCCCATAATTGATATCGTAACTGCGTCCTCGACGTCGACGTCGCGATGACCTCGGCGTCGTCGTATTGGTGAAAATACTCGTCCATCAGATGAGCGAGGCCGTAGGTCTTCCCGGACTCGTTCGCGCCGACGAAGATGATCCTCGGCTTCGGGTCGTTGAAGAGGTAGTTGCCGACCTTCCTCTGGTACGGTCCCGGTTCGAACCCGAAGTTGTGCTTCAGAGAATACCACGGGTCTGTCGCCGCCTGGATCGCATCGGCGCAGTCGCGGATGAGGGCGTCGGATTCAGTGGTCATGTCTTCCCGGTTAGGACCCTTATCATCTTCGTCATGTCGTCAATGAGTTGCCTACCGATTATTGAGCGTGTGTTCGTGTTCGGACAATTCATCATGTCGGCCACATCGCTCTGCCATGTCCGAATTCCAGCCACTATTTTCAATGTCGCTTCGTCCATCCTCAGTCACCTCCGGGCGGGTTCCATCCACAACCGAAACAATGTAGGGGGACCGTTAATTCTTTACCACATCCCCGACAATATCTCGGTCCTCTCCACGGTTTCTCGTGTTCTTCATATCGTCCATCGTAGCAGATTCCTAATGTTATCGGGTCGACCTTGATGATATTGAATAGTCCCTCGTCCATTCAGTCACCGCCCCCGTCCCGGTGCACGTTCCGGTAGTAGAAGTCACGGCATTCCCGCATCTCTTCGGTGATATCTTGGAGCTTGCCGAGGACCTCTTCCGTCTCATCGAGTCTTGCGTCTGTGAGGGTCTCGGTGATCCGGTCGCTCCATTCCTTCATCGCGTTCGCCGCGCTCTTGTCGTTGATGACGATGGTCATTCACTCACCTTCCAGTAGTTCAGGATTCTCGAATATGTTACCTATGACCTCGCCCGTTGCCATATATATCTCGTTTCTGTGAACGGCTTGTTTGAGGTCCCACGCACCGCCCTTCCCGTCATCGATAACATAGCAAAGGCCCACATCAGCCTGTTCTTCGTATTGGACGAATCCCTTGTAATGGAACTGTTCCTTGATGTGAAGATAACTGTCGCCTTCGAGGATGTCCCCCTCGTAGATATCCACCCCATTCTTGTCCTTGAGCCCGGTGTATTGAGTTATGATTCCCGTCGCGGTCATGCTTCTCGATGAGCCTATCTGGAATCCGGTGTGCATTATCTTCTCGTCGTCGTCCCATCTGCGGAACCTCAACTCTCTTTGTTTCCAATCTATCATGATTCCACTTCCTCAACGCGCAGGACCTTCCAGATGCCACGCTTCATACAATCCATGTCACGTTTCAGGATGAGATAGTAACCGGGTGCAATTTCAACCTTTCGATACTCGAAGTCCTCCATCAGGCCTTCACCCCCGCGTCGTACTCCCGGTGGCAGCCCGTGCCGTCGCAGTGGCGTATCGTCAGGCCGTAACCTTCCGGGCTGCTCTCGTACCACGGGCGCGTGTCATCGGAGCCGCAGTGCGGGCACGTACGGTTAAGACCGGTCGTGTCGACGAACAGGTCCCCGAAGGTGGTGTGGAGGTCCAAGAGCACCGAGCCCGTCTTCTTACGGCCGTCGAGGATCGCACGCTTCAGCCGGTTGTACGGTTTCCAGCAGTCCCTCGCCACGAGCGCCGCCCACAGGGCCATCTCCGCAGCACCGTTCACCGCCGGCGTCACGTCCGGATAGTCCTGGTCCATGATCAGGAGCCGGGACTTCACGAGCGCTTCCCGGACGTCCTCGGATGTCATGTGTTTTGTATGGGTGTACCTGTTCTCAAGGAGCGCGAAGAACCGCTCTAACCGGATGAACTGGTCCGCGCCGTGCTCGTGCTCGTCCATTTTTATTCGTAAGGCATTCCATATCTTCCCGCCTTTTCCGCGTCTAATCTGTACCATCGTTATCATCTCCTTTCACTGCGGCGATGTCGTTCTCGCTGGCCTTGATGACCGCACGCATCTCCTCTGTGACCTTAATGATGCGCTCGACCGCGCCGTCTGGATTATTCCACGCTATCGCTGCCCGTGCATCTCCGAGTTCATTATCCCACTTCTTCAGGACCTCGACGACGTGCTCCATCTCGGCGATGCGCTGCTGCTCGATCTCCAGGTGGGCCGCGTGGATCTCGTCGACCTCGCTCATGTCCCGGGCCTCCTGAGACGGTAGTCGTAGAGCCGGTGCTTCTTCGGCGGTGGGTCCGCGCCGCAGTACGGGCACCGCGTCAGCGCGTCCTCGTGGTAGCCTCGGATGATGTAGATGTGCCCGCAGCCGTTCGGCTCTGCCGGGCACGTCATGAGGATCCACCTGTCGGGTGGTCCGGGTTCTTCGTTCATTCGTCCACCGCCCATTCGTTGATGACCTCTTCTGGAAGCCCGATGTGCTCGCCGTCGTCAGACACGCAGTCGAGCAGGATCTTACCGCACTCCGCTGGGCTGAAGCCGTCGATGTACGCCGAGGCCTCACAGATGCCGCCTGCAATATTCAGGTGGCAGGCCGTCGCCACGCAGGAGCCGTCGTCATGGTGCTTCGACGAGTGCTTCCTCACCGGGTACGATCTCCCGGTCCTCGGGTTGAATATCTTCTTCACGAATCTTCCTCCAGGTCCATCTCTATCATGTCGATCTCACTGGTCACCGCGGCCACCATCTGGTCAAGGAGTCGCCCGATGTCCTTCATGTAGCAGAGCTTGCACCGGGGCGGGTCGCCCTCGTGCGCTATTGACACGATTGTCATGTCGACGTTGAACATCCCTTCGTTCGAGAGCTCGTGCTCCATCGCCTCGTCTTCCTCGATCTCCTTCTCGCACCTGTCGCACTTCATCATTTCACCTCATTAATTCGACATCTGCCGTTCATTATCGTTATCGTCATCGACGTTACATAGCGGAGATGTTTCATTGGGCCCCCTCTGCAGGGTGCTTCTCCAGCCACTCCTCAAGGCCCTTCGCGAACTTGCCAGGCGCCTTCTTACCCATCTTCTTCAGCGCGTACGCCTCCGCCCGTTTGTACCGGAGCCAGTCGGGGTGCTCGGTCAGCACGATGTTCAGCGTCTGCGTCCGGGCGTCGATCATGATGCTCAATGTCTTCTCGGCGTTCGCGATACGTTCAAGGTTCCTGGCGATGCTGTTGTAGAGCTTGTCCAGTACCGTGATGTTATCACGGAAGCGCTTCTCCATCTCCTCGGACAGGTGCCCTTTCTTCTTCTTCAGCTGGGTCCGATACCACCCCATGACGAGATCCATCAGCGCGGTGAGCTCCTCGATGTTGTCGTTCACCTTGCGTATCTTCTCCTGTACCTCGACGATAGCCGGGATGAGGGCCTCGTTCTCCTTCGCGGCGCCCGTCTGAAATTCCCGTAGAAATTGAGCAACCTCTTCCCGGGCCAGATAATTTCTGACCGTGGAACGGTCGACGCCGAGATCCCGTGCGAACGACGTCTTCGAGGAATTGCCGACGACGACGGCCTTGTGGTAGAGCTTCGCGAAGGCTTCGTCCTCGAACATTCGCTTGCCGTCGCCGTTCATTTTCCTTCCTCACACTCCTCGGTGGGGCCGTGAGTGGTGAACCCCTCGTCGGCGGGATCGGATACCCGGTGCATCTCGCCCCAGTCGTCACATATCAGAAGCCATCTCCCGTCACGAAGCGAGATGAGTCCGAGGACATGGTTATGTCCACAGCACGAGGATGTGGTCTCGATACCGCCCGCGTTGAGAGCGTCGATGATAGGCACGATGCACTTGTCATAGTGGCCGGAGTCGGGTTTACAATCACACATCTTCATCACCCCCCGGACCGTAGAGCGCCCGCCGTCCTCTCGCGGTGATCCCGTAGAGGGTCGTGTGCTGGGTGACGCTGCGGCCTCTGCGTACCATCCTGTCGACGCTACGGTGCACGGTGATGACCTGCTCGCGCCTGAGCTCTCTCAGTACCTGATGGAGTTCGAGCCGCGTGACGAACTTCCATCTCCGGCGATACTCGTCGTAGAGGGCCTCGAATGTGACATCGCCCCATTCGGCAAGGTACGCGGGGATGTCGCGCTTGACCTGTGCTCTGATGTCTGCTCTGATCGCCATCGGTCACCGGTCCTTCGGGGCTCTCCAGCCCTCAGCCTGTCTCTGGAGTCTTCTCCGGCCTATCACGCTGTCGAGCGGTACGAGCACGGGCTTCACGTCCGCGGGCTCGTACGACTTCGCGCACGGCATGCAGAAGAGCAGTCCGCTGACGCCCATCTTCATGAGCACGTCGCTGCACTCCGGGCACACCATTCGGTGGGTGAGCACGAACTCTCCCTTGCAGTCGGGGCATTCGAGCACGTCCTTCTTGTTCGTCCTGTTCAGTTGTCCGCTACAGTCGGGGCACTCGTGCTGTTTCTCGGTCGGTGGTTCAACATTCATCGTTATCATCTCCCTGCTCCCTGCCCTTTCGGGCCCCACTGGTCTCCCTTCATGGTGAACTGTTTCGTGATCCTGTCCGTGTGCTCACGTTCGAGGCTCTCCTGGGTGCGTTCCCAGAGAGCGTGGAGGCGGGCGATGCACGGGCGCTCGTAGCACGCCCACTTGTCGTCGGAGATAGGACCGTGAAGCACCTCCCAGTCGTTGTCGAACGCGTCCTGGTCGTTCTCCATCCACTCCTGACGTCCGCAGTGGATGCATGTGTAGAGCTTCGTGGTCGGGGGCATCACCGAAACCCCCTTCCATAGAAGGCGTCGAGGTCTTCAGTGAGATCGACTTCGAGAGTGCCAGCGACCTCGTTCCATGCCATCTGCCTGTGGCCATACTGCATCCCGATGACTCGGCGCTCGCGCTCGATGCGCTGAAGTCGCGCCTGATACCAGAGCCAGAGGAAGCCGTAGAACGCGAGCGCGATGGCGATGCAGTAGAGCACGGTCACCGGGATCCAGAGGCCGTTCATCACCGTCCCCTCCATCGCTTCGCTGTCGGCCCGAGCCTTGCCGGTTTCAGCGTCCTGCACCTGCGGCAGTACATCATGATACGCGACGGGTGATGACCGCCCTTGTATCTCACGACCCGGTGGCCGACGATGATGCACTGCAGGGATCTCCACGGGTGGCGCCAGTTCACGCGTGCACCTCCTGGAGTCTCTGCTGGAGCACGAGAGCGTCGTCGAGTGCCTGCTGCTTGCGCTTCACGTCCTCCTTGATCCTCTCGCGGGTACGGCGTATGCCGGATGGGGTGAGGTGATAGTACGTGTGCCGGTGCTTCCCGACGTGCTGGTATCTCCGCTCGACGTAGCCCGTGCCGACCATCCTGCCGAGCGCGTACTTCAGCTGATGCTTGTCGGGCGCGTGCATCCCGTAGTTGCCGCCGTTCAACGCTTCCTCGATCGCGTCGAGGGACGCTTCCTTCACCGTCGCGAGGTAGCGGTAGAGCTCGCCGATGATGTCGACCTTCCTCATTCGGTGACCTCCTTCCGCATCATCCGCGCTCGGTGGTAGAGCATCATCGAGACGTTGGCGAGGTCGAGGCATTCAAGGGCTATCGCGTCGAGGGGGTCCTTACCGGGGGTACCGACTATGAATACTTCTTTCAGTTCCCGGTGCTCATCGGCGAGGAGAGCGTAGAGCTTGAGTGGGGTCATCTCTTTCCACGAGTCTCCCTTCTCGGGGTCGTGCTTCCTCATCGTGTTCTCCATCGCTTCCGCGAACTCCATGATCTCGGGGCGCGGGTACTCGCCGCGCTCGATCCTCCGGACTATTTGCCGTATCTCACGGGCGTGTTCTGCCCTGACCGTTATTCGTACCTCTCCGGGTTCCATCTTAATCACGCTCCTCCGGCGGTGGGGGCCTCTATTGACAGGAAATCTGTGATGACTGGGTTGAGGAAGTCCATTAACCGCCACATCTCTGCCTCCGATTGGACCTCGAAGGGCTCACTGAAATACAGCAACGTTCCGTCCATCGTCACCGCCTCCCTTCTGTGTGGAAGTCACACGACGGATGATATCTCTTGATATGATGTCCATAGTGGTCACTGTAACAATTGGTGCAAATCCCCTCTTGGTGATGGCCGCATCCTTTACAGGTATTCCTTTCGGTTTCGTGTGTGAAATAACTCTTTGTCACAATCACACCCCCGTTAGGGCCTCCAACTTTTTACGGCAGGTCTTACAATCCTCCGGTGAAACGTTGCCGTCATCGTCCTCGAACATATCATCATGCCAGAGTAAGCACGACCACCGACCACATAGACTCATATTGCTCGTGTTGAACATGTGGTACTTACTCATGTTCGGGCCTCTCCCCCATCCTCTCAATCCGTCCATCCTCACGACCTCCTCTTTAAGAGTTCACCACAGTATGGGCAATACGCGTATCCATCTCCCGACCTGCGAAAGTCCTCGTGGGCCGATTCAGCAATGCTGTATCCGGCGAGTGCTTTGCAATAGTCGTCATCCATCTCCTTACCTCCTCTCGGTTAGGGCCTCTACTTGCTCTCGGAGTTCTCTGATGTCGTGGTAATTTTCCCGTATGAGTTCGAGCATATCCAAGACAACATCGTTGATTGTTCGCCCCATCCTCAATCACCTCTCCCGAACGCGTCCAGGGGGATGCTGTTCGGGTCCCCCTGCTTCTTCAGCCGTTCTTTCCTCTCGTTCCTGTCCGTGATCATCAGTCTTATTCGGAGGTACTTCTCGTTGACCGTGATCGGCGGAAGCCCGTCCGCTTTTCGTTGGGCATTCTTCCGCTTCATGAACTGGAGATAATCGTCGACGAGCGTGTAGACCGTCCGGATCAGCTGCTCGTCTATGTTGGCGATCTTTTTGTACGTGCTCAGCTCGACCTCGGAGCGTTTGATCGTCACACCACCCCCCGCAACACTTCCACCTTGTGCGTCACCAGCGACAGGTCGAGGTTCATCCAGGCCGTCTCGTGCTCCGCGTGGACGTAATCTTCGATGTGATATTCGTTCGGGTTGAATGACATCAATGCGAGGAATTCTGAGATATGCGAGCAGTGCTGCCGGTAGTGGAACCCGTCGCACGAGCACTCCCAGCGTTCCCTGTCGTCGACGAACTGCATGCAGTGGTTATGATCTCCGACGGGGTCCGTGCTCGTGTGGACTATCACCTTTCTCGCATTCACGATGTGGAACCCTTTCCCACGCAAGGCGGACAGGACCCTCCACACGTAGACCATGAACTGGTGAAGGCACCAGCCGTTCGTGTGAAATCCTTGACAATCGCATTCGAGCCGCCAGGTCAGGTGTCTCTCGGTCTTGTTGTAGTTCTCTTCCGTTAACGGTTTTACCGAATACCCCTTCGCCGTCCTGATCACCTTGTCGTACGACAGGAACTTCCAGATCTTGTTCAGCGGCGAGCCCTTCGGATACGCGGTTGATATCCATATCGGGAGCTCGTCGTTGTCGTACACGGTCCACCCGAGGATGGCTGCAACCTCGTGCTTCGTGACGGAGAACGGGGACGAGGTTATGGCGCGTCACCCCCGTATTTTTCTATTGGGGGGGTGTCGGCCAATATCCGTTTGCGGATGGTTGATTCATATTCCGGATTCAATTCGTATCCTATCCCGACCCTGGCGGTTTTACGACATGCGAGTAGAGTACTTCCAGACCCGAGGAACGGATCTAATACGACTCCGCCGACCCGGCAGAACCCATTGATTAATAGTTCAAGTAATTCGCCGGGTTTTTCTGCGCCATGTGATCGCTGTTGCGGCGGTATTGGCGAACACCGAATGATATCCGCATACGTTTTATCGTCTATCGGTTTGACTCCACTAAACGGTGAGGTGAAGAAAATACATTCATATTGATGGCGAAAGGCCCCACCCAGACCTATTCGCCCTTTATCCCAAATGACAAGATGAGATGTTATCCATGGATAAAACGACTCGAACAGCACGGGGTAATACCTTGCGTCGCAGAATACGAAAGCGGAACCACCTTTCCGTAATACCCTTTCCCATTCCACACGGAGGTCTCTACAATATTGTTTCTGAACAGATAGGTCGGCAAAATTCTTGCATAGTTCCCGGCCGATGGCAGTAATAACGGGAGTAGAATAAGGGGGGTCTGTTAATATGAGATCGATCGACTTATCGGGAATGTCCTTCATCAATTCGAGACAGTCACCGATAGCGTACGGTTCCTGGCGTTTCCACCATGCGGGGAGAGTTAAGGGTGAGGGAGATACACCGGCCTGGGAGGTTCGCGGGTAAGATGGAGTCAAACCCGCGCACCTATCACCGGCGCGCTCCCCCATTGTACGAATATTATCGGTGTTCATTAAGGTTCCGTCGGGGGGACTCATTGGTATCCCTCCAACGTCTCGCGCTCACCAGGATCGAACGTCAGCTGTGGGTGCTTCAGCTCGTCGCCGATACGATTCAATGATCTCGATACTCTCGAGAGTGACCGTGATATCTCCGGGAGGTCCTGCCACCCGTTCTTGATCGCCTCGAGGTCGACCTCCACCACCTCCACCTTTTTCCGTACTTCGAGGACCATGTCCTGGGTCAGCATCACCTCGTCTTTGATGTCGAGCAACGAGCGCGGGGCCCTCGCGACCAGATCGGCTATCCTCGGGTCCTCGCTCTCCACCTCGACGATGCCGTCCTTCGCTGTGCCCAGGCTGTCGTCGATCCACCCGCCGTCCGTCGTGATCTTGTCCGGTGATCCCCGGACCTCTTCGGCCAACGCCTTCGAGTGCGTCAGCACGCCGAGGTGCTTGGACACTTCCATCGGCATGCCGAGCCGGAAGCCCCAGCGCTTCTCGATGTAATTCTTCAGCTGGAACGCGACGTCGTCCCGGTCCTTCAGGCACTGCTCCAACGTCGGCGCGCTCACGAACTCTATCGGCAGGTACGCGACCATCGTCTTGTTGCCGTACTTCCTCACGAAGACGTTCACCTCTCCGAACTTCAATTTCTTCTGGCTTACCTTCGTGTCCTTGAGGTCGTACTCCGAGTCCCATTCGACGTTTCCCGTCTCCGTGATCTTGTACTTGAACGCGTGGTTGTGGACACGTATCGCACGGGACTTCGTCCCGTCCCCCACGTCGTGATAGTTACAATCATCTTTCGGGGCGTTTCGGCCCCTTTCGTAGAACTTCATTCGCTTGCTGTACTTGACGCCCGGGAGGAGCAGCCTGATCTTCTCCTCGGCGTCCGAACGTCTCGCGATCGGGCGTATCCACCCGTCCTTCAGGAGCTCCTGGACGTAGTACGAAACCATCCGCTTCGATATCCTGAGCATGTCCGAGATCTGCTTCTGCAGGAACATGTTCGGGGGGACGATGAGCCGGAAGACGTCGTCCTTCACGGCGATGCTTCCACCCCCCTATTGTTACAGAAAAGGTTACATGAATTGCCATGACAGTTACAATCTGCCTTGATAGTTACATCCTTGATAGTTACAATGCTCAGGCGTCCACCTCCTTGAAGCGGATCACCTGAAGGAACTGACCGGGGTCGTACCATCCGAGGAGGAGTTCCCCGAGTGCTTCACCCGTCGGCGGCTCGATGAAGTCGAGCTCGGCCAGGTACGTGAGCTTCGGATGGGCCCACGGATAGAACTTGCCATTCGCGGTATCCGTCAGTCCGGTCTTTTTCAATTTCAGGATGAGGAACGTCTCGACCTCGACCCGGAGACGCCACGACCATTTCGAGCGGTACGGCTTCCCTTCCCAGCCGTGGAAGAGTATCTGGTCATCCCAGATGGGTATCTTGTCCATGTCGTTCGTCTTGATCGGGCGGATGGTCTGAGTACACCGTCCGTCGAGGACCGCCGGGATCTTCGGCGCGTAGGTGAAGGGCTTGACGAACTTCTTCAAGGGACCACCTCCACCTCGAATTTATGCCCGCAGTCACGGTCGCTGCAACGGTATTCCGTCGTGCTCCACTGGTAGGTGTCGCCGCCGCATATCGGGCACCGGACGCCCTGTCCTGGTCGCGTGGTCGGCCTCGGCTGGAATTTATCCGGGTAATGACGTCGGCACTTCGAGCATTGTGGTGACGAGCCTCGCGGCCGGTAGAACCGGCACTTCGACGAACCGCATGATGCTCCCTTGGTTCGGCGGCCCATCAGGATCCCCCCACAAGGACTTCTATCTCATCTCTGGTGAGCGTGATAAAGATCCGGCACTTCCGGCAGTAGGTCGTCATCTCTCCAGTCGTCAGGTCGTGGTCGGTGTCGGCGTCCTCTCCGCACCGTCGGCAGACCGGGAGCATCCGAGGGAGCGCGAGCCCTCCTACCGTGATGACCTTCACCCCGAAGAACTCTCCCAGTTTCGTAATGGGAATCTGAACGTAATCGTGCATCAGGAAATCGAGGCCGTTCACCAACGCACCCCCGCTCTCAGTGCATCAAAAGAGCGTTCGCTGATCCCGTCGTTTGCGACGACTGGATCAACGGTAGTACCAAAAAGTGCTACTCCCGGGATGAGCCAGGGGGTATAGTAGGACCGAATCCGGCCGGGCCCACTCGTTGTCTGGCGTTTCGCGTAGTAGCACTTCTCGGCTCTATTCGCAGCCTTCAGACTCTTCTCATCTTCGGAGCTATCAGAGGTTGATAGATGCTGTCGCGCACCGCGTCCCGTGCGAGATCTTCGAGCTCGCCGACGTAGTGGCGGAACACCGCTTCCGTCGAGTGGTCGCTGATCCTCATCGCCACCGGGACAGGTGTCCCGTTTCTGATGAGCATCTCGCACCCCGCTCTCCGGAGCATGTGGAAGGTCACGCGGAACCCGAGCTCGTCCGAGAGCGTGTGCATCCTGTTCTCCAGAGACGACCGCGTCAGGTTCCCCATTTTTTTCCGCTCGTACTTCGTCCAGATGAACAGCTTGTCCGGGATCGGCGCATCCGGTGAAATCTGCTTCACCGACCGGATCACCTGACGACGGTGTTCGAGGAACTCCTGGTACTCGTCGAAGATCTCCGGGTTGATCGGGATCACACGTTCCCGTCCTCCGCCGGGGCCCTTGTCGATCCCCCGGATGTAGGTCGGGTGGATGTCTCCGGGTGTCATCCCGAGGGCCATCTTTCGACGTGCCGTCAGCAGGCCCGTCATCACCATGATCCGTATCTGATGCTGCTCGAATGTCCGCCATCCATTTAGACATGACATCATGCAGTCGAGCTCGTCCATGGTGAGCCTCGGCCTGTCCGGTATGTGGTGTTGTAGTAAGGGTCTGTCGAGCGGGTTCCCGCACTTGTGCAGGAACGCCATCATGATGCCGAGCTGGTACTTCTTGTTCCCCGGGCCCCCCGGGATCATGTGCTTCAGCTCGATCAGCTCGTCCTGCGTTATGGTGATCGGTTGCGGCAGGTATTTTGTTCGCGTTCCCCGGATCTCCTTCAACAGCCGGAAGCAGTGCCTGAGCACCCTCGCGCTGTCGTCTATATGCCTCTGCGTCCTCTCCTTGCGTCTGAGACTCGATAGATACCGCTCCAGCTCCGTACCGAAGCTCGGCGGCCTCATCTGTCACCTCCCTATCTCGTCGTCTCCTTATCATTCTTGTGCCTCCAAGATTCGTCGAGGGTCGTCTGCTTCTCGACCTTCCCGACGGTGAACGTGATCACGTCGCCGACCATCTCCAGGTTCCACGCCTTCGCGGTGGTCTCGTCTGTGGTCATCTTGAAGTCGGGCTTCTCGTCCTTGCCGACCTTCTGCGCCAGCTTGTACGTGACGCTCGATCCGTCAGACTTCTCCTTCGTGTCGATCTCGATAACTTCCAGTTCGATGTCCATGCTACGCTCACCTCTCTCCTTCTTGATGATGTGGTCGAACTCGCCGGACTCTATTCTTCCCGGGAGCTCTTCCATCTGTTTGAACGTGAGGTCGGCGGCCTTCTTACCACCGACAGATATCTCGATGTTCGTCTCCTTCTTCGGCCAGCACTTGTTGCATCGATAGATGCCCTTCTCGACGCACACCATCTTGGTCCCGCAGTTCGAGCAGAGCTCGGGCATTCAGGGCCTCCCGTCATCATGAAGCGTCTCGGCGAGTGCGTGTGTAATAGCCCCACGGAAGTTCGCCATGTGCGTCACCAATGAAACCCATTCTGTCCGACTGAACTCAATCCGAATGTTCATTCCTGATGGGGTGTGGTCCTCATCGAGCCATATTACAACGTCCCCATCTTTCGTTCTCTCTGCGGCCCATCCGTTTCCAATAGTGTAGATTCCCATCCTCAGTCACCCCCGTCCTTCACCCCGTCGTACGTGTAGCTGCTCGACGTCCTCCGGAACTGGAAGATCATCCCATTAGGCATGATCGCTTCGATGTGATGATGACCCTTCTCGTCCGTCAACATGTCGACTATCTCGCAACCGAGCTCCTCGAGGATCTCGCGCATGAAGCCGTTCCATTGGCCGATGGTCATCGTTCTCCTTTTCATGTGATCACCCGCACGTCAGGCAGCTCCCGCAGTTGTAGCATAACTTCGTACCCCGGAGGTGCTCGGTCAGACACAGCTCGCACTTGATCGCCTCCAGCTCTTTGCCGGACGAAGCCGTGAGCCTGACGCCGACCTCGACGGGGGCGCTCACTCCAGCCCCTCCGTTACCGTGAGAGTCTTGTCCGGGTCCACCGCAAGCGTGCGGCGGTGGGTCAGCTCCCCGCGAGGCTCGATGATGCCGATGCCGATGCGGAGGGTCATTTGGTGGCCTCCTTCTCAGCACGGACCTTGTCCTCGGCGCGCTGGTGTTTCCAGCACAAGGGACGCCCGTATTCCTTCTGGCTGAACTCGTCCACCTTCACGCTGATGGGTTCGTTACAGTCAGCGCACGTCGCGTTCGCCCATTCGGGGACGTCCTCCTTTGGGGGGCTCCCGTCCTTCGGTGGATCGTCAGGTGCATGTTCCTCGTCGTGCTCTATCTCGACAACATCCATCGGCGCGTTCATGTCCTTCCAGCCGTCGAGGGCGTGAAGGGCGCGGTTGATGGAGCCCTGCATCGTGAACAGTGATGACTTCCGGATCCCGAACGCGCCGTCCGAATAGACCTCGTCGTGGATCCCGTGCGTCGTGCGGTCGGCGAGGTCGTGGAGCATTATCTCCGTGAGCTTGAACTGCTCCCACAGCTCCAGGCGCGGACGTTTTATTCGGACACGTCCGTCGTCGTATCGCATGACGGTGAACTGATGCGCCGGCATGCCGTCGTTGCCGGGGAACCCGTTCTTGCCGGATGCTCCGCATGCCGAGCATGACCAGCTCGACTTCGTGCTCCCCGCGTCGCAGGGCTTCCCGCACTTCGGGCAGACGAGGGTCATCCCCTCACCTCATGCTCCGGGCAACAGCACTGATACGGGCATATCGAGTGCTCCTCGCCCTCGACGGGCGGCAGATAGAACTCGACCGGCGGGAGTTCCTTGCAGTCGTAGAGGATGCCACCGTAGCGGTGATGCTCATGGTCGCCGTTCGAGCAACGGGGGCAGACTGGGTTTCCCTTCCCGTCGTCGAGGCGGGTCCATCCCGGTGGAAGGGCGTCCATCTCAACTCCTGGAGTGCCTTCCGGTAGCCACGGAAATAAATAACCTCTGACATCTGATTGCGTTCAGCGCCCTTCTCCATCGCTCTCTTCGCGTACGCGTCGGATGCGTCGAGGTCCTCGGTGGTGATCACGTCTGACGCCCCCTTGTAATGATCGCGTTGAGCGTGTTCCGGTGGGGACGGAGGTGGTGTCGGAGAACATAATCGACGCCTTCGTAGAACCCCTCCTTGAACATCTGCTGAGGAGTGGGGTTCTTTGGTACGTCACGACCAGACTCGTATCCCCTCATCCCGAAATAGAGCGCGGCCTCGGCGGGTTCGGTGAGGTCGTCGTTCAGGGTGTCGGTTGATCGCTCCATCGCTCGAAGCAACCACCGGACCCCGCGCTCTCCAGTGGCATCCAGATTGAGCGCCGTGTCGAGTGGGTCGGCACTCATTCGACCACCTCGATCACACCGTCGCAGTCCCACTTCCGGCGCGGGAGGTATGCGTCGGTGCACTTCTTCCCGACATACGACGCGAGCCCGTCCTCGTCCTCGCACCCGCACTCCGGGCAGTGGAGATGCGCTGACTCCCAGTTCTCGCCGTCGACCGTGACGCCGTACTCCTTCCCGCCGAGGCTCTTGTTCACGGCGGTTATGGCGTCTTCGAGCGCAACGCGGACGTCCTTCTCACGGGCGTACTTGAGCTCCGGGTCGCCGTCATCCCAGCCAGCGTCGTCGATGGTTATCCGGATGATGTGGTGCTTGACGTTCACGCGACCGCCTCCCACCTGGGCTCCTCGTCACCAACCTGGAAGTACCCCTCGGTGCGACCGCATCGCTCGCACGTCCTCATGGAACCACCCTCCGGCTTCTTGAAGCGGTTCCACTTGTGATCACGGCACCGGTCGCTCATTCGCTCATTCGACCACCCCCTTTACCTTCGTGGGTGTCTTGCCGTCTGCGTGTCGGTCTGGCAGGACCTTGTCCATACCTTCCATCGTGCGGAACCGCTTGCCGGTGTACTTCGATGGGTAGCGCGTTCCTATCCAGGTGCAGGCCCGACACTCCTCCGGGCCCGTCTCACAGTATATGCAGATACGCCTGGTCATTCGACCACCAGCCCGTCCTTCTCCAGCTCTGCCCGGTGGCGCTCCTCGAGCTCGGCCATCCCCGCGTCCGGCTTCTCCACCTGGACGTACAGGTTATGCTTCTCCGAGTACGTCGCCGCGTCGTCGCCGAGGATCCCGACGTCTTTCAGTTTCCGCAGGAACGCCTTCCGGAAGCCGCTCACGCCCTCTTTGACCTTGCCGTTCGCGACCAGGACGTCGACGACCTTCACGGGGTCGAGGACCTCAAGGCTCTTCGTCACCTTGACGTTCGCGTGGATGATGTCGAGCCCGTCGATGACGTCGAGCTCTTTCAGATCTCCGAACTCGGCGACCCACGAGTCGCGGACCTGGTCGAGGATCTTCTCCCGGATGTTTGCATGGAGAGATATCTTCTCGTGGTATCGTTTCGATACTTCCGCGATACGCTCCTGTGCGGGATCGAGCTTCTCTTGGAGTTGGGTGATCTGCTCGGTGATCTCATTGTACTGCCCCTGCGCCGCGATTACGGCCGGATCTGCGAGCATGGAAGCACCCTCGTCCTCGATCCACCCCGACAGCTCGTTGTAGCGTCTGAGGAGATCGCCGATCTGCATTCCGTGTTCGAGCGGCCCCCCGTCCTCGTGCTCGGTTCCCATGGTCATTCTCAGCACCCCACGATGGACATGATGTCGTTCAGCGTCTCGGCGTCGGTGTTCTGACCGCGAGCGTCGAGGGCCGTCTGGATTTCCTCGATCATCGCCTTCGCGATCTCACTGCTTCGCGTCTCCGGGTTCTTCTCCATCTTTTCCTTCAAACAAATTCCTCCCAGTTTCTTCTTCGGGTAAGCGGGAAGGGGGGACGGATCGAACCAAGGGGACCACTGTGGTTCCGTCCCCCCCGTTGTCGGGCTCCGAGGGGATAGGTGCTATGCCAGTCTCGGAGTTACCGCCGGAACCGTCGCCGCCAGAGGTGACATTGCCTTCTCTCGTATGCAGAGAGGACGCAGGCTCTGAGAATTCGGCGGCAGCGGGGCCAGAGGGATAATTCATTGGCTGCCCCCCCGCAGGGAGTCCAGCTCGTCCAGTAACGTAGTGAGCAGTTCGTTATTGCTCAAAGAAGCGAATGAGGAGTAGGAGCGGAAACGTTTGTAGGTCTTAACATGAACCTGCATTCCATGGCGTTTACTCATCACATCGCATCCCTGACGTTCCAATACGTCATGTTACGTCATAGTACGCCGGTGTATATAAGTGTTTCGTGACGTAAACAGGCGTACACAAAAGTATAAGTATGGAGTGGAAACATAGGTTTTGGATGTCGGTGAATATAACGCTCCGGCTTACAGAGAAGATGGTAGAGCGTATAGATGTGGTCATGCACAACAGTGGGGATCAACTCTCCCGGCAGGAGTACATCCGTCAGAAATTAGCGGACGGGCTCGAGAAGGATGAGGCCCATATCGCCATCCGGAACCTCGGGAAGGGTGAAGAGGGATGAGCGATCCCGACCTCGGAGGATTGGGGCAGGACGACTCTTTATCGGAGATCGACCAGGCATTCATGGTATGGTTCGCGATTCTAATAGGCCTGTTCGCATTCGTCTATATTAGCACGAGTCAGATGGACGAGCCCGGGGTTTCGTTCATCATTATCATATCGCTGGTCGTATGGCCGATCGTCGGGGTCATCACATTAACGTTCCTGTTCCCGGCATTGTACGCGGTCCTCAAACGCCAGAAGATGCTCATCGAAATCGCCGAAGCGGGTGAGCAGTGGCGGTCATACGAGAAGCCGCCACAGGAAGACGTACCCCTCGAGAAGAAGATCGACGTCCTCGACAAATTGGTATCATTGAAAGAGCGTGAACTGATCACGGAATCAGAATATCTCAAAATGAAGGGAGATATCCTCAAGGATATTTTACCCGTAAGCAAGCCGGCGACATCACCGAACGTTCTCACATGCCCCCGATGTAGCACGAAATTTAGCATCACATCGGATGAGCGTCCAATAGTAGCGATATGTCCGAATTGCAAAGCCAAGGCGACCGTGAAGTGATCAACGGATCCCGAGACGGACCGCCACCCTTATCGGCATGATTATTTGTATTCCGCTGCCACCTTCTCCGAGGGTGATCCGGACATCATCTCCGTGATCCTCGATAGTGATCTCATTCGACGTCGTCTCAAGACACAGCCCCATCGTGTCCCCGCATATTCCATATACCTTTACATCTCGCGTCGCCCGGACCATTTGGTTACTCCCCCAAGACAAGTCCGTGTCTGGGAATATTAAAAGGTGCGGTGGTGATTACCAACGGGGAGAGTGTGTAATAACGCACACACGATGTTCACGACTTCCGGCGGTAGAACAACACACCCACGGCGATCGCCCCGATCATGCCGGTGATTATCAACGGAGAGTAATTCACGGCGTCCGATGATGAGCTCTCCGTCCCGTTGCCGGTGGCGTTCGGTCCGGGGCCCGGGTCGGGCGGTGGATCCACGGGCGGGTCGGGCGGCGGTACGTACGGGGGATCGTCGTTCACTGGTTCCATCGCCTTGCTCGTTGCGTTCCATTCCGTCAGGATAACGTTCTCGCTCACGGGGTCCTTGACGTTGGTCACGTTCAGCTCGAGGGTCAGGTTCTCGTCCTGGACGAACACCCCGAGGACGTTGCCCTCGATGAGGTTCTCCTCGATGATGAGGCCGTTCGGGAGGATGCCGGTATGCGTTCCCTCGTAGATTCCTATACCGCACCCGGTGATCGTGTTCCGGACGATGGTATAGTTCTCGCCATGCGCGATTGCTACACCATACGATGCGTTACGGATAGTGTTCCCTTCGATGAGTCGGTTGTTCGATCGTCCCTGGATGTCCAATCCACCCTCTCCCGCCTCGATCGTGCAATTACGGATGATGACATCATCGGCGATTCGCGCCATGACCCCGATGTATTCACAGTAGATGGTAAGGTTTTCAAGACGTGTTCCGTTTCCCTCGAAAGAGATCCCACTCATAACGTCCCGAATGATACAGTTCTCTATTGTAAGATTGTCACACTTCCGTGCTCTTACTGCTCCGGATTCTTCAATCATGGATTCGATAACAAGATTTCGTAATGTAATGTTTACGCCGAAAAAATCAAGTGTAACGATTTGGTCACCAGTAATAATGCTCGTCCCGTTCGTCGTTCCCTGTATCGTGATGGACCTGTTCAGAAACGTCGAGTATCCTGGTGAGCGGTACGTCCCGTTCGACAGATACAGCGTGTCACCCTCAGCGGTCCCGTCGACCATCTCCTGGAGGGTTTCCCCGCTCGAGCCCGTAACAAGCACGAGCAAGAGCGCCGATGCGAACACCATGACCGCGTATCTCATCCGGATATAATCAACATGGAGACTATATTAAATTATCTTTTCGTAATTAGTACGAGTTAATTAATTCACTGGAGCAGGTCGAACAACGAAGGGCGCCGGGTGTCGAGGACGACCTTCGTATTGAGATCTCCTTCGTACTCGGTCTCGAGGATGTATGCGCTGTCGACAGGAAGATCGTGAGCGCTGACGTCCATCCCCATCAGCGGGCGGAGGAAGTAGCCACCGTGGTAGTTCAGGGAGAACGCGGCCTTCGGCTCCCGATTCAGTAACGCGTAGTGTATCGCTGCTTCCTTCAGGCGGTCGGGGCTCTCTGACGGAAACTTTTTCACTACCACCGGGCTCGGGCCGTGCAGCTGCTCGAGCGCAGTGTTCGTGAACGACGCCTCGATGGTGCTGTCGGTCTTCGACTGCATCACCACACGGGTCAGCGGGATCCCGGCGTTGACGCCGGGGTCAAGGTCAACGCTCTCGTGACTCGGAAGGTGTAGGTTGATGGCGTCGAGTTCCGGGACGCCTTTGATGCGCCCGACATTGTCGTACGGGTTGAGCAAGAAATATTCGGTGACGTCGGTCATCGACTTGATGAGCACCGCCGCCTCCATCATCTCGTTCACCGCATCGAACCCGGACAATCCAGGGAGCGTGCCCTCGAGGTCGCTCGGCATCCTCGAGATATCCGGTGTGAGATCGCTCTGGAACGTGGTGAGATCGAACTGCCCCGTACGGTGCAGGAGCTCGTCCGTAAGGCCCCCGAGCGTCCAGCCGCTGACGTTCTCGTCGATGGCGATACGCTCGCCCCCGAGGTACCGCGTGCAGTCGACGAGTGTGAGCACCACCTCGTCGCTCTCTATCTCCGCACCGACCACCTGGCCGCGGAAGTTGCGGCGCTCGTTCTTGTGGAATACACCGTGATAGAAGTATGCGTGAAGACCGAGGAGCGCGGTGGATGCAAGGAAGGATCGGCGCGGCAGGATCACCTCGATGTCCCGGACGATGATGTTTCCCTCGGTCGCGGTATGTACCTTGAAGTCCCGGACCGGAACATCGTTACCCTCGATCGTCAGGAGCGCCTTCACACCGCGCTTACGACCGACGATAACGAGGTTCGCGATAGTAAACTTCGCCGCGATCGTGACAGATAGCAGTTCCCCGTCCAGCTCTGTGACCTTGAACCCGCAGTCGTTGCTTGCGTCATCCGGGACCTCGATCGACGCGGAGCCGTCGTTCGTCTCGCTCGCGCTCAACGTCTGCCACGTCTTACTGCCGGTGAAGTCAGTGCAGTACCAGAGTTTCACGTTCGTTGCACCGTCTGCAGCGACGGGCGTGTTCCCCCACTCGAAGGTGAACATGTTCCCGATGTAAAGCGTCTCGCTGCCGCCCGGCTCGAGGAGCGTCTGGTCGAGCTTGTAGATCGTGAACTCGGCGCTCTCGTCGTACGCCGGCGTGTCCGACTTATCTGCGCTCGCGTCCGTTACCTTCACCTTGATAGCGACCCCGGGGGCGTTCGGTATCGTCCATGTCTTCCCGGGTGTCGTCAGGTTCCCGATGGCCTCGCTCGCCCAGATCGTGTGCCAGGAGCCGTCGTAATACTCGACCTTGAGATGGGTCGCGTCGCCGACCTCGGTGATGATGATCTTATGGGTTGTCTTGCCGACGCCGACCTCCTCGGAGCCACCGGGCCATGTGATCGTGAAGGACCTCGCGCTGATGGTGAAGTTCGCGGCGCTCTCGTCCTTCGTCGCAGGGGCAGCGGTCACCGACGCCCTCACGCGAAAGTCCGTGTCCGGTGTCTCGTCGATGTTCCAGTCCCACGTCCAGGAGCCGTCACCGCTCACCGACAAAGCGCTCGTCAGTTCTGTCGGGAAGGTCACCCCGCTATCGAGCGAGAGGTCCAGCTCCACCGTCGTCACGCCGTACACTCCGGAGGACGTCCCGTAGATCGCGTGCTTCGTCTTATTGTCCCAGTCCTCCCCGCCGTCCGGGTCGGTCAGTGTGATCGAATAGGACGACTCCGTGACCTCCACGTAGGGGTCCTTCGACGTGCCGGTGTTGTCGGCGTAGTAGTTGCCGTTGATGAACGATTCGCCGGTTCCCGGCGCGTAGTTCGAGACGTCGTGGACATCCTCACGGATGCACACTTTCGTAACGCCGCCGGCGGCTATCAGCCCCTCGATGCTCGTGAACTCATTATAGACCAGCGTCCATGGGTCTATCGTGTCGATGGCACCACCGACAAAACTGTCGTAGTCGTCCACGGTCATCGCGATGTTCTGGGTCCCCTGCTGGATGGCAGCAACGCCGCCGATGTTCGTCTTCCCGTACACGAAGCAACTGGCATCCGCAGGCGTACCAACCGCCGAGGTGTCGAAGTCTATGAGGAGCCGGTATATCGAATAATTGCCGGACAGTTCCCTGGCACCGAAGCCGTAGGTGTTAGACCAACTCACGAGGTCGAGGTTATTCCCCGCACTGGCGCCCTGGCACGTCCCCCAGTCGCCCACGTTCGCGTAGGCGATACGCCCGTCTGACGTGTTCCCGTAGTAGGTGTCGACGTCGATGTACCGGACACGAGGGTCCGTGACGTACCCTCGCTTGATGTAGTTCCCGTTGATGTATTCGCCTTCGATAGTCGTCCCTTCCGCCAGGTCCTCTATCGGGATCTCTTCGAAGTCCTCGTCGAAGAATTTGGGGGGCGCGAGAATGAACCGACGGTCGGTCTTCTGCGAGTAGAACGTCGGGAGGTCCATGATGTCCTTACGAACAAGTCCCTTGATGTGAACCCGTTCCTTGATGTCGAAGGTCCCCTCGAAGTCCTCCGGGACCTTGAAGTATTGCCGGGTGAAGATACGCCCGGCCTCAATGACAACGCTGCCCTTGTCGACGAGGACGCCGCCGAGCTCCTCGTGTTCTACCGGGTCGTTCTTCGACACGTCGATGGTCTGCTCCTCGCCGTTGAATTTGATGTGCTTGATGGTGAACTCCAGCTGCTCCTCGCCTGCCGTGGCGTTCGGGCGCAGCGCAAGGTACTTCTCCGGATTCGTCCAATGGCCGATGGTCACGTTGTTGCAGGGCCGGACCTTCATCGCCTTCTCGTGCCTTGTCACGCCATCGTACTCCGTCATGTCGATAGGGAACGGGCGCCCTTTCGGGGATTTGTACCACACGTCGAGCCCCATCGGGACGATGGACTTCACGGGTTTCCCGTGCTTCGGGTGGCCTTCCGGATAATAGATGAAGCGCATGCTCGGGTGGTGGGTTTTGTTCGGAAGCATCACCGGCGCGATCGTCGTGCCCACTGGGTAGTGGGTCAATCCCAGATCGTGGGCGTCGTATAGAACCCCGTCCTCGTCCAGTGCTTTGAACGTTTACTCACCTCATGATAATATTCCGGTGATGTATGTGAGGATCCCGCCGACGGTGCCGGCGATCGTTAACAGGAGCATCTGCCCGCGGGGTGTCAGTATCGCCGAACCTGCGCCGGGCTCGGCTGGGGGTGATGGGGGATGACGGGCGCCGCTACCGTTGGTCTTGAGCGCAGTGTCGATCCGGCCACGAATGTAGCTCACGTCCGTGGCGATCCCGTCAACCTTCGACCACAGGAGCTTGCGCTCCCGCTCGCCTTGGCTTATCTTCTCCTCGTGACGGATGCACTGCGCTCCGTGTCCTGGTTCGATCTTCGAATTCATAGGTGATCACCGATCGTTATCTCATCAAGTCCCATCGATGTAGTCCTCCTTCGGCCTCGCGAGGAACAGTGCGCTCCCTACCAGATTCTTCGCCGTACCGTCGCGGTACGCCGCGCCCGCGTCCTCAGCAGGCCATAGAACGTACACCGTGCTGTCGATCGTGAACGTCGCCCAGTCGTAATAGCCGTCGAGCAACCGGTTTATCTTCGTGATGTCGGTCGTGTCGTTCGCGTCGAACGTCAGCTCGAGGAGCGTTAGCCCGTAATGACGATAGTAGGGTTCTTCGAGCGCCTCCTTCTCGCCAGCGACCGGGCCGTACGACGCGTCAGGGCCCATGTTCGGTAGCTCACGGCCGCCGACGGTGGTGTTCGTGAGATCCCCGCCGACGTCCAGGTCGAGCACCGTCGCCGCTACCACGTCCACACCGACCGTCCCCTCGACGGTCGCTGCATCGCTGTCCTCGAGCTGTGTGTATACCGTAGCTGCCAGGGCGTCGTTCGCGAACATCACATAGTGCAGGAGATCCAGCTGGATGTAAGTGCCCGTCCTGCTGAAGAACGTCCCGATGGTACCGCTCCCAGGACTGTCATGGATGACCTCGAAGTCCTGGACGTCGTGGTCCGCGATGATCGCCAGGACGTGTCTGTAGGTGTTCGTCGAGGTCACGTACGTCGTCGGGTCCGTGTAGTCCGGTATGTTCACCTGCTCTTCCTGGATGTTTCCCTCCGTGTCGAGCCCGATGATACGGCATGTTCTGCCGGACGTGAAGCTGGAGAGTACGCCCACCTTCACCTTGTTCCCGACGTTCGCGAACCCGCTCTGATCTATGGAGCCGATCGTCAGATATCCGCTCCCGGTGTCCTGTGTGTACTTCACCTTCACCTTCGAAACAGTGAGCCCGGCACGACCGAGCACCATGTCCTCGATGTACAATCGCATCCTGCGCCGTCTCGGGACGTACGCCGTATCGACTCCTGGGCTCACGCTGTCGGTCTGAGCCCCGACGTGGCCTTCGTCGCCCGCGTCGATGGTCGTGCTGGTTGCATCGCTGCTGAAGCCGTGGTGATTCAGCGCGTAGACCTTGACCGTCGTTATCTCTGTGCCCTCGGGATACTGAGTGTCCTCATACGTGTGCTGTCGGTACTGGTAGGTCCCGATGTCCTCGGCGGCATCATCTAACCAGTCCGACTTCTCACCATCACCCCATGCGTACAAGAACGCCACGTCATCAGCGGTGGCCGTCGTTCTTATCCGGACGCGGTCGAACACGACCCAGTCGTCGTCTGCGCCCCACGCACCACTCGCGTACTTCTGGAGTTGCACCACAGGCTTCACCGGGCGGTCAACCATGATCGCGTTCGACATGATCGCGTCGGCGCCGGTGTGGTTCTCGTCCTCGATGCACAGCGCATAGTACGTGTCCGTGCCCTCGGTTGGCGCGATCGGTACGCCGGAGGAGTTGACCAGGTGACAGTTGGTGATCCCGAAGTCGGTGATGTCCTGGGTGTATGCGACAGACCCGAACGAGACGTACGCCTTCGTCCCGTCGCTCGGGTCGCTCGGCGCGCTGCTCTCCTTGTAGATAATATAGAACTTCGTGACGTCGACCTCGAACGCGTGCTGATCCCAGGAGAACTCCGGGACCGTCTTGTAGGCATCGTTCGCGTCCGCGAAGTCGTCGGACCCGATAGTCGCGAGAGTCGTTAGCTTCGCAGGGGGCGTGTCGACGTGCTTCACGGTCACGTACGGTCGTGTGCCAGAGCTCTGTTCCTTTGAGAAGAACCTACAGGACGCGTCTCCCGGGTCATACGCGACCAGGAGGAGATAGATGCTGTCTCCCCATTCGGGGCTGTGTTTCTTCACGTACTCCTTAAGATTTATCGTTACATCCCCGGCACTACCGATCTGAGCGTCGATAATTCCGGTCCCATATTTGTATGCCTCAGACGTTTCATAATCTCCCCCTCCGGATGACCAGGCAATATCAACCATAACGTCCTGTTCATCCCACGACGGCCCGCCAGGAGATCCGGTCTTTGGCGCGCTTGGGTCGTAAGTGCCGTCTACCGACGGATATATCGGCCGACTTAACACGTACACGTAGAACTTCGGGTTGTTGGCGTGTTCATCACCGTCAAGTGTGAGACGGATATCGAGAATGTCCGGACGCGAGCCATCCGCGATACCATCGTCCAGCGTTATGACGATCCACGGCCGGCATTCATTGAGGTTATATGCGGTGTCTCCCGGCCTACAGAGGTAGAGGTATTCATCCCCAGCATAACAATTCCCAGTTAAATCAGTAGGTGCCGTGTCAGCGCATACAAACCCGTCCGCTTCGACCATCCCCTGACCTGTAGCATTATTGCCGCCGTACGTTCCCTGCTTCACGATGTCGCCCACCTCCCTCTGCGATGATGGGTTTTCTGGATCACACGGCGCACTCCTTCCGCGTCGTGCACGTTCGGGAAATTGTAATAGTGATTGTGGACCCCGCCCCCGCCACCACCGCCGCCGGCCGGGATCGCGTGCGCCGGCGTCACCTGCACTCTTTCGCCGGGCGACACCTTCGCCATCAGCAGTTGACTGTCGGGGCCCCCGGCGCCGCCGACGATGAAGTCAGTGCCCTCCTTGAAGCCGAACATACCACCGACCGCGTCAGCAGCGCCGCCCATCCAATCGCCCGCGGTCTTCAGGCCGTCGATGATCTTCTCGAGGATCTCCCACCATGGCTTCAGGATGTTATCGTAACCCCACTCGAGCCCGTTAAGAAGCACTTTGAAACTGTTCTCCCAGAGCCACATTACGGCTTTCCCAAGCCCTTTGAACCCTTCCCACAGCATCTCGACGATCCACGTCAGCGTACCGAACCGTTCCTCGAGCTGCCATAGCACGAGCACGAGCCCGACGATGAGCAACACGATCCATGTGATCGGGTTCGCGAGCAGTGCGGCGGTGCTGGCCCAGATAGCGCCGGTCAGCGACCAGGTGGCAACTGTGGACGCCCCCGTGATGGCGGTGTGCGCGGCGACGGCTGCGGTGTGCCCCCACTCCACCGCGGTGACGGCGAGCTTCGCGATCTTGTACAGGACCCACGCGCCGATAAGACCGTAGATTATTCCCGGGTACTGCGTGAGTACCAGGAGCAACGGGCGGATGACCTCCATGATGGACATCAACGCCGGGAGCAGCCCCTCGGATAACTCCAATTGGAGATCCTCCCACGCCGAGGTCATCTTGTCGGCCTCGCCGCCGACGCTGTCCGCATAGCTCTCGCCGGCTTCCGCCGCGAGCCCGTATGCTTCGGAGTTCGATCCCGCGAGGTCGTTCACCTTGTCGAGGTTCTCGAGGAGCGCTATCAGTGCAGACTGCGATCTCACGCCGAACGCCTCGAAGACGTCCGCGTCCTCGGCGCCGCGTTCCTTCAGCTCGGTCAGCACGACCGTCATCGAGCGCAGGTTCCCATTGTTGTCCTTGATCGCGACGTCGAACTTCTCGAGCAGCTCTTTCGCGTACGTCGACCCTGCGGCCATCTGCTGGTATGCTGTGAGCAGCCCGCGCGCGCTATCGACGCTCTCGTTCTTCAGGTACCCCATGATAGAAGCGAGCTGGTCGAAATCGCTGCCGATGGCGCCGCTCACCTGGCCGGCGGCGCGCAGCTGTGCCACGAGTTCCTCGACGGGCGCGCCGGTGCTCTGCCAGGTATTCACGAGCACCGATGTGATGTGATCCGCGTCCTCGACCTTCATGTTGTACACGTCGAGGGTTGCCTCGATCGACTCCACCGCGGTAACGAGGTCCACGCCGGTCGCGGCAGCGAGGTTCATGCCCTCGCGGACCAGTGAGAGTGTGCCCTCGAGACCGCGACCCTCCGCTGATATCCCGGCGTACGCCTCGGCGACCTGGTTCGCGGAGAACACGCCGTCGAGGTGATCTGCGGCGGTGCTCTTGATGGCGGCGCCGAGCTTCTGGGTCGTCATGTCCGCGTCGTTCATCGCGATCACGGAGCGAGAAAGAGTACGGTTCATGTCGAGGCCTTTGTTCAGAAATTCCATCGCAGCGCCGCCGAGGCGCTGTATCGCTTCCGTGATGAACGTGACGCCGACCGCGCCCTCGACGGCCTTGTCTCCGATACCCTTGACGTCGTCGCCGACCTCTTTGGCGACCGCGGACGCCTCGTTGCGGGCGCCGATGATTATTTCCGCCTTGGGCTTTGCCATCTTGCACGTCTCCTTATTCGACCAGGGATTCCCGGAAAGCCTGGTCCTTCTTCATCATGTACTGCTGCGGTGACATCGCGGCGACCTGGCGCGCCTCGGTCGACGGGCCGTTGCCGTCCCGGTTGCGCTCCATGATGATCCGCTCCGCCTCGTGCATCAGCCGGTTCAGCTGCCCGACGGCGCTGAAGCACCGGATGTCAAACATGAACCGCCCGGCCTCGGAGAGCTCGTGCCGGGGGTCGTAGATGTCCGCTGGGCGGCAGCTCCCGTCGATGGCGGTCTGGCCGAACGTCACGTCCCAGTCCGTCAGGTCGGACTCGGCGATCCGCGTCAGCGCGGAGTCGTAGTGCTCGACGAGCTCACTCGGCTTTATCTCCGACAGGCAACGCCGGGAGCGCGCCGAGAAAGAACGACATCACCTCGGGGTCCAGGAGCTTGGACACGTTCAGCGCCTTCACGATCAGCATCAGCATGTCCCACGGCGCGATGGCGTCGAGGGGGTACTTCCCGGGCTTCAGGTCGCCGTTGCTGTCCAGCGCGATCTTGTCGTCGAGCACGATCTGCGGGTCCTTCACGCACCTCGGCAGGATCGCCCTCGCGAGAGGCGCGATGTGCTCCGCGACCTTCGCGATGAGCGTGATGCCCACCGTGAACATCTTCTCAGGTTCCGCCTCCGCGGGCTTGCCGGTCTTCGGGTCGATCGGCACACCGTCCTTCGTGTGCGTCCCGGCCTCGTACGCGGCCTTGAAGTCCTTCGCGGTCCAGTCCTTCATCTCGCCGAACGCGCCGATGACTTCCTTCGCGTCCGCGCCGAGCGCATCGAGCATCGGGCCGAGCACCTCGGCGCCGTACAGGATCCCGGCGTCTCTGACCACCATCACCTCGCCTCCGAAGAGTTCGACCTCTTCGTGGCGGGCCTGGTAGTATGCGTTCCAGTCTTGCGTTGCAGGCATGGGGGTATTCCTCCGTTATCTCGTGGGAGCGTCAGTCATTCTCAGGCGGGTATCTGCGGCCACGTCCCGACGTCGTCCGTCCAGGTGTTGAGGAGCCCGATCTCGAACGTCAGCGAGTCGCCGTCCGAGAACTCGCTGATGAACGGTGTGACGAAGGTGACGTCGTCGAGCTGGACGACGTTCCAGTCCGACTCGGGCCACTTCGCGGCGAACAGCCGGGCGTAGAATTCGTAGTAGTGCGGGTCCGCTGCGAAGACCCCCTGCTGAACCTTTAGCCGGAGGTCGAACGGTGTGATGCCACCGGCCTGGGCTTGACTGTTCCCGGTCGTGCCGTCGAAGAACCGCTTCGCGATGTCCGTGCTCGCGAACCGCTGCGTGATGGATCCACCGACGCGGACGTGCCCCGGCCTTCCCGCGGTGGCGAACCGGCCCTCCTGGGCCCGTGACCAGTGAGCGTTGTTCGTTATCTCCAGGGTCGCCGTGATGATGTCGGTCCAGTCTCCGCTCTCGGCCAGCTGGTGCCCGTTCGTCGTTACCTGGTCGAGGGACGAGAATGGTGCCAGGGGCGAGAGAGAGTACGAGCCGTCGAGCGCGGCGAGACTGTCGATAGAGCCCTCGAACTCCGCCCTGTACGTCATCAGCGGGGCGTTCGGGGCCGGGAAGTTGACAGTCAGCTTCTTGATGAACCCCGCGTCTATCTTCCGGGCGGTCAGGTCCTCTTCACGGAATAGCGTCAGGAAGTCGAGGGTACTGCCAACGTCGTCATCATCCCACGTGTGCAGCCATGCCGCCGTCTCGCCCTGCTGTGCATGCGTCGGGACGCCCATGAAGACGTTGTCGAGCAGTATCGGGAAGATGCCCTCCGGCTCGATCGTGCCCTCAAGGGTGCCCATGACCTCGTACGCGCCCTCCCTGGTCTTCACCAGTGTCGAGTGCGACGTCGGGGCGATCTGCGTGCCGTGCTTCGCCTTGATCGGGAACGAGATGAAGGTGTCGTCCTTCTGCGAGGGGTCCATCGTCCCGACTTCGGTCTGCTTCCCTACCAAAACATACCTGCTCATTTGCTCACCTTCTCAGTAGTCTTCGGGACAGTCTCCGGTGGCGCGCCCTTCATCGGCGCCGGGACGGCCGTGGCCTCCCACGCCTTCTTCAGGACCTCGGCCTGTTCGGGGTTCACGGAGCGGTCGTTCAAGGCCTTCTCGTACGCGCCCTTCGCGTCGAGGCGGTCCTTCATCGACTCTGCCGTGGCTTTCATCGTGTGCTTCGTCTTCCCGGCGAACTTGCGCCCGTCGGGCTTCGCCTTGAATGTCCACTTGCCGCGGATGAGTCCGACCTTCACCAGGTGCATCATCTTCCAGGCTTTCTTCTCGGACATCTCGACGGTCTTCGCGGGCATCGACTTGGGGCCGGTCGTCTTCTGCCAGAATTCGCCGAAGCCCATGATGCGGTTCCGTATTCCCGTTGCCACGGCCTCGCCGTGGAACTCCACTTCGACGGTCGTCAGCACTTCCACCTTCTCTTCTCCGGTCATGATCATTACCTCCAGTTTCGTTATTTCACCGCAATTCTCGCCACGCACCAGATGATGAACGCCGAGATCACGTTCACGCGACTCTTGTCTTCCCAGACGTAGTCCGGTTTGTAGTAGGTCGGCACCAGGGCTGACCAGTTGTCGGTGTTCCCGGTGTGCTGCTCCATCCATTCCCAGACGTCGTCCGCGATGTTCCGGACAGAGTCCAGGCGGTCCGCGAATTCAGGGCCCCTGTCGAGGGCGGTGACTTGCATTTTATGTTCAACGATGAAGTAGCCGGACGGGCTGTTCTCCAGGTCGACCGGGCTTATGTCGTCGTCGTCACTGATAATTATCCTCGGGTACACGTCCGGCTGGTTCCTCGGGTCGTCCTGCTCGAAGATCGTGATGTTCGCGGCCGCGACGTGCGCCGTCACGTTCTCATCACCCTTCAGGCCGTCCCTGAGTCCCTCCGCCGCGTTCTTCGTTGCGGTCCCGATGTTCGTCAGGCCGCCACCCCCAACTCTCTGAGGAACTTCACGCACTCGTCCTCGGCGTGCCGCTGCGCGTGACCTTTGAACTTCGAGAACGCGGGGTTGATGAAGTCCCGCGGTTTCATCCCGCGGACGAACCGGGCGAAGTGCATCTCACCGGACTTGCCCTCCCACGCGAGCACGCCGCCGGGCTCCTTTGGTCGTATGACCTGTCCGGATGGGCCGTAGATCCCGGAGCCCTGCTGAACGGCGTCCATGTACGGGAACCCGTCGCTCGTCGCGGTCGGGCCGACGTACACGTTCCTCCCGCGGATGATGTGCTCGACCGATTCGATACCACCGCCGAGGCGTCGCGCCCCAACCTGCGATATGGCCGTCTTCACGTCGCCCTCGGCTACGATGCCGAGCCGGCCGAGCACACGGTTCATCAGGACTGTCTCAATCCGTGAGCCGAGCTGAAAGAATTGTTCGAGCTTCGTGAGGTCGACCTCGATCGTCACGACGTCGTCGGTCACGAGGACGACCTCCTCCACGCGGATACCGCCCGTGTCGTGCGGCCCTCCTCGGTGTACGTGTCCTCGATGTAACGGTCGAGCGCGTCGAGGCCCCGCTTCATCAACGGGTGCTGATGGGCGACCATCTCGGCCTCCATCTGATAATGATGATTCGTCATGTAAATCCCGCCGGCGATGTCAGCGGTGATCTCCTGGATCGCATCCGGGCATGACGTGAGCGGGAGCGTGTCCTCGTGCTTGCCGAGCGCACGGTCGACGAACATGACCCGGGCCTGCTTGCAGCACGCATCGAGTTCCGTGTCGTGGTCGGTGTTCGCTGCAAGTATCTGTGGGACTCGGCCGCCCTTCAGGTTGTCCTTGTCAGCGTACTCAGCCATTGACCTCGCCGCCCATCGATGCCTTTGCGATGCGCGCGGCGAGCACGGACTTCCTGCCGGATGTCGAGACGTTCATGTCCGCGGCCATCCTCCGGAGCTCTTTCACCGTGTACGCGGGGCTGTCGAGCTCTTCGACGGTGTACCCGGGCGCGTCCGGTGCCTCGATGTCCTCGGTGTCGTCCACGGCGTCCGATTCGGCCGTATCGTCCTGCTCCTGCGGGGGTTCCTCGACGATCTCCGGCGGGGGTGGCGCGGGGGCTGCCTCGACGTACGGCTCTGTTTCGAGCCACCACTCGTCGAGGACGCTCTGGAGGAGTCGGTCGCCTTCGTCTCCGTCCGGGAAGTCGGCCCTCGATATGACTACGGGGGTGGTCGAGAACTTCATCCCGCTCCGGTTGAAGTTCCCGAAAGGGTGGTGCTTCCGGACCTGCACGCTGTATCGCACATCTTCCTTCATCTGTCCATCTCTCCTTGACGTCTGGATCATTATGGGGGGTGTCCTCCCGCGTTCACAGGAGGACCTTTGTCAGGTCAGCCCGATCAGCTCGGGTTGTTCCTGATCGTCAGCCGCCAGTCGCCGTATCCGAACACCATGCGCTCCTTGATGCCGAACAGGTAGCTGTTCTCAACTACCGCGAGGCTCGTGCCCTCGCCCAGGCTCTCGTTCTTGATCTTCTCGCGCTCCTGGAACACGAAGGGCCGGGCGAACTGCTTGGCGCCGTTCAGGTACCAGCAGTTGACGTCCTCGAGGTGGATGTTCACGAGCGGCTTCAGGCCGTACTTCGTGACGATGTTCTTGTCGTTGTTCGTGCCGCCCGGGAGCAGCTCGGACTCGATCGCCACGTACAGGTCGGCCTCGAGGTCGATGGGCACCATGATGGAGCTCGGGATCACGCCGGCCTTCCGGCCGCGGTCGTCCCGGAACTTCCGCATCTTGATGATCGCCGCCTTGATGCCGGCCGCGCCCAGGGTCTGCGTCTCGTCGTTGTCCTGTGCGGTCGTGTACTCTGCCGCGGGGTCGACGTGGTCGCTGTCGTACATCTGCTGGCCGTCGTAGCAGAGCCCTGCGGAGGTGACGCCGGCGATCACGGTCGCCGCGAACAGGAGCTCCTTCTCCTGGTACGCGCTCTCAGCGAGCTGCTGGACCCTGCGCTTGACCTCGCCGAACTGGTCGTCGGCGAGCTCGTCACGGCCGATGAGGATCGAGGCCTCGTACGTCTTGTTCTCGAGGCTGTAGCGCTGCTCGGTGAGCCGCTTCGGCTGGCGCTCGTCGATCCACTCCTGGAGCCGCGCGGTCGACCCGAGGGTCACGTACCTGTGCTCGGAGGTCGTGGACTTCACGGTCTCGCAGAGCTCGGGCCACGTCGGCGCGGTGATCGCGTCTCGTGCGGTCTCCGCGTACGCCATCTTGAAGATGGTCGCCAGCGCGGTGTTAAGGTACGACTGGTTCAGAACTTCAGGGCCGGTCATGCGTTCACCCCCGGCAGGTAGATGTTGTAGTGCAGAACACAAGACAGGTCTGCATGATTTGTCGTGGTGACCTTCAGGGCCGTCTCCGCGGCGTAGCCGTGTGCCAGTCTGATAGTAGAGCCGGTCTGGTCTGCCCCTTCCATATAGACGCCGATAGTGTTAGCGTCTGAACCCGCGAGGGCTGTCCATCCTACGGCAGCTGCGCCAGTGCCGTCCAGGTATCCGTCGGTATCGTCAGCGTCCCCGGCGTCAACGTTGCCCCCGCTCATGTGTACGAGGACCTCCAGGTCAACGAAGTAAACGATAGTGCCGATGGGTACGGTGCAGGTGGTAGTGCTGACTGTGTTAAGGTTGCCGAAGGCGTACTCGAGGTGGTAGATCCCTGCAGGTCTGTTCGTGTATCCCGTGATGTCGATCAACGGCGCGGTCGCCGATGGTACGTCAACGATCATGCCGTGCGGTGGGTAACACTGCGGTGTGGTGGTGACGGTCTGGTCGTCAGTGAGCCATACTTCCCTCCCGATGTCCGTTTCAGCAAGGCCGGATCCGACGAACTCTCCGATGCCACTACGGTCCACGTTGTCAGCGTCGCCCGCTGCGCCTCCGTTCACTGCGATCCCAGCGAACGGCTTCAACGCGAGCGCGGTCGTGAATGGCTTCAGGTATCCGCCGTCGATCACGTAGGCTGCGCCGGCGTAGCCGGTGACGCCCGTCGCGATCGTCATGGACTTCACGGTGCCGTCCTGGTGCTTCGGGTCGCGGTGGTTGGCCTGCGCGGTCATCCCCACGATCCACAAGAGCGCCGCCAGGATGAGGGGTACTGCTCCGAGAACTGCCGGGATCATCAGGCATCACCCCCGTCGGGCTTCTCGGCGGACCAGTTCGGGTCGAGCTCCTTGTCGGTCAGGTCGAACTTGTCGAAGATCTCCTTCCCGTCCTCATAGAGCTTCTCGTGCTCCGCCTTCCCGCCGGTCCTGGACGCGCCGATGACGCTCCTGCGCTCCCCCGCGGGGACGTCCTCCAGGAGACGCTCCTTGTACGCCCGCATCGCCTGTGCTGTGACGGCGACCGCGGTCTTCTTCAGCTCCGGGGTCTCCATCTCCGTCAGCTCTGCGAGGCGCTTCTTGGCTGCCTCCTCGTCCAACTCCTCCTCAGCCAGGTCCTTCTCGATCTCGAGTGTCTCCTCCGCGAGGGCCTCCTTCTCCTTCTGGCGATAGGCTTCGAGTTCCGTGCTGTGGTCCTCGAGGGCCTTCTTCGCCTCGGCGAGCTCTGCCTCCGCTTTGGTGACCTTCTCGGTGAGGGCCTCGACGCTGGCCGTCTCAGTCTCGCCGAGCTGCTTCTTCAGGCCGGCGTTCTCCTTCTCGAGAGTCGCGAGGCGGCTCTCGAGCTCCTTCACCTTGTTATCTTCTGCCATAAGGTCATCTCCGTCGGTGGTCACTGGCGGGTCCGATGAGGCCCCCGCCGTGAACGTGATGGCCAGCGCTTCGACAGCGCTGGCCGCGAGAGGTCTGGATCTCGACTTGTCCTTCGAGAACGCGGGCTCGAGCGTCGCAGCTACGCCGCGAGGTTCGATCCCGATAAACCGCCCCGAGGAGTCGAACTCAGGCCACCCCTGGATGCTTTCGTATAATTCGCCGGCCGCCGCAAGGTCCTGCAGCGCCTTGTCCTTGATCGTGTGGTAAATGTCCATATCGCCGGCTTCGTTCAGCCGCGCGTCCTGGATGCGCGTGTCGAGCGCCAGCGGGTTATCGATGTGCAGAATCGAGCCTTTATGTGAGACTACGGTGTGGAACTTGAGGAACGGCTTCCCCTTCCAGCGCTCGGGCTGGATCATTTCAGGTGTAAAATTCCACCCAAGCAGCTCGCCAGGGCCGAGCACGGTGGCCTTCACGAGCATCTCGCCCTCGGGCACAGTGAACCCCGTGAGGTCCTCGACTATGCTCGCGGGGGTGCTCGCCTGCCACGCGATCGCTGCGGATCCTGCGATAGGTACGTCGGGTTTCCACTCGTCCGCGAGCCACTTCTCGACGGCGTCCGCGTCCGAGAATTTATCCTTCGAGAACCGGAGGCTCTGCGCCTCCTTCTTGCCGGATTCGATGAGGGTTCCGACGACGAGCTGCACGCCATCGGCGAGCTCCGTCTGCCCCCAGGAATCGGTGGAATCCTTGAAAAGCGAGGGGTCCTTCAACCGGACCTTGAACTCGGTCTCTTTCTCGTCGATACCAGGCATCGACAGATTAAATTTCCGGACTCTCGATATAAAGTTGTCGGCGCGGTTTCAGCCCTTTTCGGGCCATTATCTC